TTTGTCAAGTTTTTTGCTTCTTCAAGACAAAATAGAGCCGACTTGCCATCCTCTCCGAAAGGAGGCTCCATTTCCATTTTTATATAAAGTGAATTTAAAATATTCTTCATCTTATTTTGATCTTCTTCTGGAATAGTAGTTCCTCCGCGCGAACCAGATAAAACCGCACGACTGGCAAAAATTGCCCTCGGAACAAGCTTGATTTGATCTTCAACAACATCACAAATTAAAAATTTATAAGCTGTGAAGTTAGACTCATTATCAGCATCATAATATAAAAAGCACTTTTTATATTTTTCATTAGGTGCTTCAGTAGCTCCGGTCTTTTCTCTTATACGTTTTTCTGCTTCGCTCGAATCCCATCTCATCGATCTATCAGCGAACTCTTTTGGGAGACTTGCCACTGTATTTATCGCTTTGGTTTCTTCACCAGAGTAAATAATATTCAATTCACTATCAAAAACCATTGATTTAATGCTTGTAATCTGCGCTTTAGGATTTGCTGGAAAGGTTACAAGCGATATTTCAAATAAATCGGCTTGTTTAATTTTTCTGACTCTTCCAGTTTTATCAAGATCGCATTCCTTAGGAATAAACCCAATCGACATTGATTTAATAGAGCCAATTCTCATTTGTGGCAAAACACGACCTTTGACAAAGTCGTCGTCCATAGGCATTTTACCTTTGACAAACAATCCCTTGTTGTCCGGTGCTGCCTCTGTATATATTCCGATAGGTTCGTCTCTGTTGTGTTGCCATAACATTACAGGCATTCTTTTTTTTAACGATTCATCAAAAGCTGTTGGTTCAACTATATCATTTACTAAATCCAAATCTTTGGTAGAGGCATATCCTTCAAACTCAAAAAACTTTCCGTCATCGCTCATCGCTTTAATTTCGAAATCATACTCTAAATTTAATTTTTTCATATCACACATCCTTAAATATATTCTGACACACAACGACAATTTACTATTTCAGAGAGAGGAGCGCCAAGACTTCCGTCTCCAGGATACTGCATCAAAGCTCCACCGACTTCAAATGGTTTAGAGACATCTCTTGTCTGCCCATCTGCTCTATTATGAGTCGCTCTGGTAACACTATCACCTATCGCGTTCCATTTCTTTTCTGTTTTATCTAACTTCGATGCAGCACGGCGCATATTGGCTATTGCCTCACCTTGCGTTATTGGAGTCAATAATTTTGACCTATTATCACTTATCGTTCTTACTAATTTCCCCTGGTTAACAGATAAAGGCAAATGAGTTAATTTTTCTACCTGTCTTGATATTTTGAGAGCTGTTTTATAGTCTCCTTGCTCAATATAATAAGCTACTTGTTCAACACTATTTTTTAATGGATCATTGACTAATAATACAGCGTTTTTTCTTGTAGTTTCGACAGTCCATTGGCTTTCAGATACTGCAATAGTCAGCATGTGATTATTTAAGTAATTTCCTAGTGCGACTTTCGCTTCTCTTTCTGACCAATTATTTTGCAATGAATTATACGTTGTCCGCTGCATAAACTTAACAAAAGTATCTGCGATAGAAGTTTCTGCCTTGGCTCCATGAGACATAATTTCATTTGCCATTGACCCAGAGATTAAAACAAAAATCTCTTTAGTTGTGTCATCCTCTGTTTGCTTATATTCCCTTATATCAAAGCCTAAAACGTTACTGGCTGTTTTTGTGTAAAATCTATTTAAAATTATAGTTAATTCTTTTTGCTGATCATCAGATAAAGAATTTTTACCAATCTTATATGTTGCCGTAATTTCTCTTAATAATGGAGTTATTAAAATTTTAAATCTATTTTCAGCTTTTATTTTTTGCGCTAAAGCTATTTTAACTTGTTCGGAACGAGAAGCCATTTACTCCCCGCTTGCATTAGGATTATCTATTAACCCAGTCGATACGCTGCTTAAAGGTAATTTATTGGCATCAACTAATATTACATTGCCACCTAATGTTGGTTCATAACCGCCTATTTTACGACCCTCATCAACCGAAATTAAACCGGTTTCGTTTGCTATTTTCATGTTTTCGACGAGTACGGGCCTTAAAGCTCTAATTGCCATTTCGTCGAAAACTATTTTTGAACCTTCAGGAAGATTAAATCTTGCAGAAAGATTGAATATTAACCCATCGGCAATTTTATTGAACACTGGGATTACAGCAAAATCATATAAGGCTCTAATTGATTCTTTGTAATTATCCAGGGTCATCGAATCTGGTAATACCAAAGCTAATGGAATTTTATAACTATTATAGATAGCTTCCTTGCTTTCTCTTAATAGCTCCACAAAATCCATGTCTTTATTATTCTGAGTTATTCCGTTAATTTCTGTTGGAGTTCCAATTATTAAAACGTTTCCAGCATTACCAGCACCCTGGTTGAACTTTCTTACGTGGTTTTCTATTTCTTTTACTTTTGATCCGTCCCAATTAGTTCTTTCTGTACCGTTTTGTTTTGGAGACAAAATGCCTGTTGTCCGGAGTCCATTTTTTATCAATGATAAATTATGTCTTTTGCCCTCTTTATTGTTGAGGACATCATAACATAATTGATTCAGTTTGCTGCGTCCTCTCCAATTATCATTGGTATTGATATTTCCAATAATATAAAATATTTCATTTAGTCCATTATTATCAATAAATCTTAAATTGCCATCTGTTTCTTTGCGATAATAAGTTCTTCGATCTTTATTACAGTTAGTTATTATTTCAGTAGGGAAGCCATCTGTCTCAGAATAATTTACCATAACATCGTATGGTCTTATTGGGCATAAAGCAAGTGGAGCATTCGTGACATTGCCACGACCAACAATAAAAATTTCATTAGTTAAAGAAAAGTTTTCACTAATTTCTGTCCAGAATTGGGATTTGGTCATCCCTTCGCCTGGATTGTTTAACAGTTTGATTATGTCTGCCTTATAATCAATATCGGTTCTATTGATGGCAAGCCCTAAAACCAAAGAACTAATCGGTTCAGCTATTCGGCTGATTGCGTCTTCCAATTCTGAAGATTTATTGAAAATTGAATAGGCTTGTAGCGGATTGATGTCGAATCCAAAATCGTCAACTAATCCAGCTAAAAAACCGCATCCGCCATCTACTTGGCTGAAGTCGGTTATAGTTTTCTTTTGAAAAAAATCGAATATTCCCATGACTTTAACATGGCTAAAAAACTTTTTTTTGTCAAGTTTTTTATTTAATGACTAAATTATGATTCATTTTATATAATGATCTATTTATTGTATACGATAAATATAAATTGCAACATTGCATAACTAACAATGTTGCAATCAGCACAATAAATAGTCTAAACACATTTTGAGGAGTCAAAAACTTCATATTCCTCCAATGTATAAGCCATATCAGATTTTAAGGCAACAGCTAAAGCTTTTTTGTTGTCAGCATGTTCACTAATTAAAGGATTTACTCTTCCAAATCTATCTACTGAAAATTGAGTCAATACACAGATTGTCTTTTTTTGCCTTTTCAATCTTTCTTTTTTTTCTTGAGGAGATATTAAAAAAGCATAGGCCCCTAAAACGATTGCTAAGATAGCAGACAATAAAATTGTTGTTAACATTTTATTTACCATCCTTATTTAACCATTTTATAACTTTAAAATATCCATACCACATAGTAAAAAGACCAAGAGCAACGGTGATGAAGTAAATTGTCCAACTTATTGTTTCCATTTCGTTATCCTCCTGATTATATAATACTAAACAGAAAGATATTTGTCAACAAAAAAAGTTAAGCTCCGCCAAGCCCAAAGTCATCCACATGCAATACTCCTGATTTTTCCAAACAACCGGTTAAAGTGTCTGGTCCGTCGTCATGTTCATTGGCGGAAAATTCTGCCCTGAAACTCAAGACATCTGTCGCAAACTCTGGGAACTTTCCGACCCATCCGAACGGCATTAAAATATAATGCTGAACATTTTCTTTATTTGTTATAATTCTGGATTCTTTATTACCGCTTTGAAAAAAAGGATTTATTTCAGAATAAAAATTCCTTTCCTGTAATATTCTTTTTATATTTCTACCGTATTGTCTCCCACCAGAATTCGACTCTATATCGTAGCGAGTAACTTTATTACGAATAATCATTTCTGCGATATCATTTTCTGTATCTTCTGCAGCAGCAGCACTATAATATATATCTGTAACATACAAATAATCGTCAACACATAGATCATAACATACGCAACAAATTTTATCTTTGCCAGTATCCGCTGTATCAATATAAGCGAGCCGTGCTTTGATTTCCGGTTTTTTCTCATATTCGCCAAATCCTTTATTGTATAATAATCCCTCAACTGCAACAGGATTACCCTGATACACTGCGTTGAAAGTGTCTAAATCTCTTGCTTGCACTCTTTTTAATTTTTCTAATGAATGCTTCCATGGAAGCAATGCCTCACCTGGTTTTCGTGGGTCTATTTCTGTTGGCGGTCCAGTTTTGATCGCCTCAAAATTAACATAATAAAAACAGTTCTTGTCGGCATTTTCCAGCTGCGAAAAACTTGTTAACTCAATAACTTTTTCTTTTGATTTAATATAGCCGATTAAATCCTTCTCGTGCCAACGAGTAAAGATTATTAACTGTCTGCTATCATTATGTAATCGTGCTTCCGCCACTGCGTTATACCACGCTATAACCCGATGTCTTATTACAGGAGAATTACCTTCAGCTATTCCAGAGTATAGGTCATCAAAAATAAAGTCGTCTACTGGTTCTCCGTTTATACCACCATCACGACCAACAAAAAAGAAAGTTCCAGATTTATCTTGGGAAATAAAATCACATTGACCGGCAGTGTTTATATTATTTAAATCTTTGCGTCCGGCGAGTCTAACCTTTGAGAAAATGTTTCTAAAAAGTTTCGACTCAATTACAAGCTTTATTTCTCTTCCAAATTTTTTTGCTTTTGTTGCGTTATAACTTACTACTGCAATTTTCCTTTCTGGCATTTTAGCAGCAATAAACGCCGGGACCTTTCTTGTCGAAACTTCGCTTTTCCCATGCTGAGGAGGTACACTAATTATAAGCTTTGTTATTTTAAAATTAAGCCAAGCGTCTATTATTTTACAATACGCTTCAGGGAATCCTTCTGGTTTATAACTTGGATTTACATATTTTACAAACTCCAAAATATTCCTTGAAGCTAACTCTCTTTTCGCTAGTTCTATTTCAGCACAATTATATATCTCGCTGAAATTAACATCTGTTTTTTTTACAAAATTACTTTTGTTCCCTTTGCTCATTCTCTAATCTTTTTATTTTTTTATTTAAATAAGCTACGGCTTTTTGTAGATCTTCAATTTCTTTTGCTTTATCTTTTCTACCGGCACGTGCGATATATTTTACTGCACAGCCACTAAAATAATCAAGTTTCCAATCTTCTATTGCGTTCCATACTTCAATTTTACCAAAAGTATAATGTTTAGGCTTTGAAATATTTTCATTTAATCCTAGTCCCATTTGATCTTCCCATCCAGGCATTAGCGCAAATTCGATTTCTGGCTCTTCGGCCTTTTCGTAAAAATTAAAATTATCACCACAATTAACGCATGGCAGCTTTAAAGATGAAGACCTGATATGCCGGCAACCCATACAGCTTTCAATCATTTTTCATGTCCTCATAAATCTTATGTTCCGCTTCACTCATTTTATATTTATCATACCACTGGTTAAAGTCTTCCATTACTTTAAATCCTAAGCAATATTTAGCGAAAGAATAAGTAAGGTGTCCACCTCCAACCATTACATAAATCAAATACTCTAACTTTTCACGCTCTGTCATTTTAATCTCCTTTTATATCAAATTTTTCGTATCTACAGGTAGATTTAAGTGGCGGGACTATTATTTCCGAAAAAGGCATCCACGCTAATACTTTATAATAGTGATTAACAGTTGTTTCCATTTCTTTAAATATAAAATCATCATACATAATTGTAGAAATTATATATTCAGGAATTATATCAATTATATATTCAGGTTTCAATTTACCATATACAACACAAAGTTCTTTATCTTTGGGAAGTTCTTCTTTAGGGTCACGCCAGTTCATTGTTATCATTTTATTTTCCTTTATTTCTTTTACGATATTGATTTTCATTTAATTTGTTTATTAGTAAACTAGCTTCTTCCCTAGTAGCTTTTCTCCACCTTTTATACAAACTAAAACCAGCTGGATTATAACTCTCAAAACATGTATATTGTACCCATAAAGTTATTTTACCAAAAAAATTTATTCTAAATTCATATTTTCCAGTTATCATTATTGATCTTCTCCAATATATATTTCCAATCCACAGTCTTTGCATTTATAAACATAACAGCGATCTTGAAAATCATGATTAACAAATTTAAAGTTATGCTTACAAGTTAATTGTTTTTCTAAGTATGATATTTTTTTTGAAATAACACAAGATAAAAAAATTATTGTATATATTGTTATAGTAAAAGCAACCCAGGCCAAAAATAATGTTGGCATAATTATCTCCTTTGGTTTTTCTTTCTATTTTCAAAACGTTCGCTCCAGTCAGAATTTTCAAGTAATGCCTTAGCTCTTGAAACAGTATCCTCAATAGTTGGACTTTTACTGCCCCAATATAGCGAAACAAGATACTCCAGACCTTGCAATTCACAAGAAAGTCTTTCTGTCATTTTAATCATTTTAAACTCTTTTTGTTTTTCATGCTATTCATTATAAAATATTTTGTGTGGCTCTCTCTCCACCCGTCACCCTCCGCTTTTTACCGGTATCCTTACGGATTCATTGAGGATGCGGACAGGTCTCCTCCTCTCTTTGTCGGTGGCAGGATTCGAACCTGCATTGCAGCGGTCTTATAGACCAATCACTGGGTATCCCAATTCCTCCACCCCGACTTAATTTTAAGATACTTTTACTGGACCAGTCTCTGCCAATATAATTCTTTCATAGGATTCAATGCCTTCTTCTTCAAACTTTCTTTTAGCTTCTACTCTATTGTCTGCCTCTACTTCATAAAGCTCTACTATAGTTCTTTTAAAAGTATATAACATCTTTAGCTCCTTTTATTTTACAGCGACCGGCCAAATGAGACCGGCCCCCGAACTCCTTCCTCCTCAATTGGTGGATGAGAAATGCCGGATAACGCTCCGGCTGGCGGGTGTTTTAATCTGCATTTATCAAGTGACCACTCTCAAATCAACGCTGCAGACCGCGCGCCTAGCTTAGATGGTTTGCTTCGGACACCGTTCTAATCCAATTTCTGGGTATAGCCATCTGGCGATTTGCGATTCCCCGAATCGAACGGGTCAGGGGTTATATGCCTGAGTAGCCTCTCTACTAATCGCTGTGTGGGTCACAACTCCCACTTTTTAAAAATAAAAATCATTATGTTAGATATTTAAACAATACGTTTTATTTATTCTAACGCGCAAGCGCGGTAGTTGCGTTAATAATTTTGATAACCAATATAAATGCAAAATTTGGCTATCTTTAAACTAAAAATTTCAATCCATATATTATTATTACATTTACCGAATTTTAAAAAACTAATATCTAAAAAACTTAAATTCTCTAAATCATACCATCCGCAACAAAATCTAAAATTTTTAATTACTAAAGTTAAATTATTTTTAAAAATTGTTAAGTGATAATTTTTACTAAAGATAATATCTATTCCATTTCTTAGTTTATTTATTTTAAACATCTTTCTGAACCTCCATTTAATTGTAAACATATAGCTTTATATTTATTTGTCAACAACTTTTTTCTTTCCATTTATTATTTTTTGCAATTGTTCAGTTGTACAATTTTTTAAATCATCTGCATTATTTACCATTACATTTAAATCAATTACTTCAGGCTTTGCAAGCTCCATAAGCTTTATCAATTTATCAATGTATGGTTGAGGGTCATGTAATTCCAATTCCCAGCGTTCGCTTTTCTCTGTCTCAATTTTTTTGACTGTCTTAACGGGGCGAGAATCTACTTCTTCCCAATTACTAAACATTGCCGAACCATCAGGAGCGATATAATCGCTTATATCTGCGGTAACAATACAAATGCACTTCTCAATAATTTCCTTGTAGACGCTATCTCTTATTCGATCAAGCTGCAAATCTATTTCTTTCCGGATTGCTTCTCTTACTTGTGGCTTTCTCAGCAATTGATGAACGGCAGCATATTTTCCGTTGGGCGTATGCTCTTCTCCGTCTATCGCGTCTAGCGCCATCCTACCGTTAAAATTATATTTAATATAGTTAACAACAAATAATTTTTCTCTATCAGTAAGACCAGTCTCTTTGTCTTTTAAAGCTGAATCTAATTTTTTTTGCTTTGCCATTATTACATCCTATGTTCATAGTCCATTAAAATATTAGATAAGGAATTATATCCTTAACCAACTGGTAAATCAACAAAATTTAATGTCTGTAAAAACTTTGATGACTTAACAATATATTTTTTGTTTTTTAGTCCATAATTAGGGCTTAGCATTATCCTGAAGACTCCGTTGTCTTTACGGATAACATATTTTCCGCCAAAGAACCCTCTATCATGACCACGCACACTTTCGCCGTTTCCAAGTAATTGTATTTCCTGTTTAGTTTCAATCATTGTTTGCAATCCTATATTTAAAATAAAATTTTAAGTCATTAACGCCTATACGATCCAAGCAAATATCTTTAAATCTTATATCCAAACAATAAATATTTGGCTCAGCAATTCCTGTTGTAAATCTTTGAAAAACTGTTTCTGTTTCCCAATCATAGACTAGAGAATATTTTTTTTGCTCACGATTAAACCAATCTATTTTTTGTTCGGCGTTTAATTCTTTTGATATTGCGCGAATGTCGATGCCTACCTCTTGCATGCGTCTTTTTTCTCTAGCCAATTCAACTGTTTTAAATGCATTGTTAGTGTTAAGTCTCCAATAATCCTTGTGACCGTAGTCAAATTTATTGGAATCGATATCTGAATCGTCTAGTACATAAAAATAATTTTCCCCGTTACTAAAATCTGTTGCATATCTATGACTCGGATCAAGGACAAATATTTTCTTTTCTAATTCTTCAATTTTGCTTTGTAGATCTTTTCTTTTTTTAAACATCTTCGCTTATCCTCTCTCGATTAAATCTTCCAGTGTGAATTCTGAAATCTCCTCTTGCGTAACGCGCATTCCTTTTTTTAATATTTTTTTCAATTACTTTTTCAGCATCTAAATTTAGATAATTTATGAGCGCAAAAGTGTACGCTAAAACGTCACCCAATTCCAACTCAAGGCTTTCTAAATCAAGTTGCTTGCCATGCCAACAAAATTTTTTAATAGGCTCAAGAACCTCGCCAACTTCACCAGCAAGACCGACACAACAATTTTTTAAATTATCTTTAAAATCATGATCTTTAAATGTTCGCGTGATGTCTTTCTGGTAACTCTTAATTGTTATCTGTTCCACTATTAACCCCTTTAAATTTAAACTCAATTGTTATACCATAATATGGCTTAATGTCTAAAAAAATCAACCCATATTTTTCAATAATTTTTAAATATTCCATCCACTGACGTTGGCATCTGTTGGAAATTTTATTTATTTGTCCAGGAATAAGAAATAATTTATTTTTGTTTTTGCTTTTAAGCTTAAGATAAAACCATATTATTGGATCTACTCTTTTAATTTCTTTTTCCATTGCATCAAAAATAATCATCTCTTCATCAGTTATTTTCATCATCATGATTATCCTTCACCATACTGAATAATATTAAACAAATTAAACAGAAGCCTAGCACTGAAATGATCTGTATAAAAAATACATCCATTAAATTTATCATTTTTTATCCGTCCATAATATCTGACATCTACAGTTTATCCGGCTCAATGGGTTGTAGCCAGTAGCATCAAGTCTTTCTTGGTATGCAGCTTTATAATATTGATTTTTAGCGTTAAATAATTTTTTTAGATAAAAGTCTTCTTCGCTATACATCGGGATAGAGTCATTTAAAAAATCAGAAAAAGTTTTATTGTATTTTATCTTAATCGATTCTACTACAATTTTATTAAGTTCAAACATTATAGCTTTTTTTGTGAGTTCACTATCATCGATCTCATAAGCATAAACATTTTTCTTTTTAGTTTTTAGTATTTTCATTTTCAGCTCCACATAGAACTAATTTTTTATTAGAGTCTTTCATAATGTTATGCATGCAAAAAAAACTACAAAATATACTCCCCACCCTGTTTGACGAATCTTGTGGGCAAACTGTAGGACAATGATGTATGCTATCGACTTCATACTTAATTATTTTTGCTTTTCGCATGATTATACCTGTTGCCCGTCTGGATATTTTGTTGCTAATGGCCTATAATTTTCATCAGCTTTTTTGCCGCAAGAACTACAAATCATTTTAGGGATAACATTACGATGAAAATTACTGTCATCATATCCACTACCTATTTCTTCCTTTCCACAATGCTCACATACATAGATCGCTGTAAAATCACGTCTGTTCTGATTTACAATTGTTTTAATTTTCATTCCGTTAACCTCTTTTTTTTCGTGTTGATAATAATATAAATACCTTAGTTATATTTGTCAACAAATATTTTTATTGAAAATAAAAAAAATTTAAAAAACTTTGATTGGTTCATAAATTTTTACGACGATTTCAATCCTCGGATTTATGCTATAAAACTTTTTTATATTATTATGATAAACTTGGTTGTCGTCATTAAATATACTCTTGGTCATTATATCTCCATAGAATTTAATTATATTATCTCCATCAACTTTTTTTAAGTACGGGTAGTCATCATTTTTAATCAATTCTAAGTTCTTTTTACTTTTTTTATTTTTTGGCAGATCAAAGAATGCATAATAAAAAACCTCCACTGGACACTCTCTTTGTGGCATCTTATACGCATTGGGAAGCACGCTACGGGCCTCCCTACGGTATTGTTGCATAATCATAGACTGAGGGTTGTAAGTATTGCCATATCGTCCTTTTCTTGCAGACTCCTTTGCAATGGGTTTACCCTCAAAAACTAGATTTATTTCTTGCTGCAATTTTAAACATGGATTCATGAATAGCCTCTATTCAAATATTTGATATTTAGTTATAGCTTTCAACCATTCATCATTTGCCATAACATCAAATGCTTCAACAAAATATTTAGTTCTATTTTCAATGTTTTTAATAATATGCACTGCGTCATCAAAACTTGCCAAATAATCAAAAAACCTAATCTGTTCTTTTCGATAAAAAATACCATATGATTGAGGCATAAATCCATTCGCAGATCTATCCTCTGCTTCTTTAACTTTTTGCAAGACCCCCTCTCTCACCATTATCAATAAATTATTTGCAATTTCAATTTGTTTACTTGTTCCAATCATTTTAATTAACCCTCTTTTTTTTAAAACTAAATCTATGTAAAGTATTTGTCAACAGATAAAAGCATTTTTTTGCCTAAAAAATCGAATAAGTGTAAAATATCCCTATATACTATATTCCGCCAAAAAAGAGCTTTTTTTCTCGGAATATAAGACCCCCCTACACTTTTACACTAATTCAAGTTATAATCAATATATATTAGTTCATTATATATATATTGATAGTAATAATGTTTAGAAATGATTCAAATTTGTCTACTTTTTATATACAAAAACTATTTTTTGTTAAAAATAATGTTAATAACTTTGTTAATAACACTTACACTAAAAAGCGAATAAGTGTAAATCTTACTTACACTTATTTAACACTTATTTAAAACGCCACTTACACTTTTTCACTTTTTTACAACTTTCTTACAGTTTTCTAATTTTTTAATTGACTTTATTTTAATTAATTTTTACATTTTTTTATAAAATATATGGAGGTCATTACATGAAGTTTTACACAATAATACCGGGTATCACGGTTAACGAGGAATGTCATCAAAGAGTAGAGAAATTTCTGGAAGCAAAAAAAGCAGAGGGTAATCCAATGAGAAAAGCGCACTTAATGGACGCACTAACGACCTATTTGCAAATTTTTGTAGGAGTCGAAAACTACGAAGAATATTGCATGAGAACAATGTTGAGATATGACAAGGGCTCGAATGTTATATTGCCAAAACCTACAAAAACAGCATTTCATTCAAAGCATATGATTGATATGCTAACAAAAGCGGGGTACTAATTATGACCAAGCAAGAGGTAAAAGAGCTATCATTGGAGGTCTGGGAATATCTAAAAAATCATCCAGGAATAGATAGCAAACTTGATTTACCAAATAAAATTTTTGATAAAATAAAAACATTGATACATGGGTGTCCATTATGTGATTATTTTGAGATGTGTTGTTGCGATTGTCCTTTAGTTGACTGTGAAGAAAATTCATCTTACTATAATTGGCGGCACGCTGATAACCCGGAAGAAAGAAAAATTTACGCAACAGAAATTTATAATAAAATTAAAGCATGGGAACCGAAATAAATTTAAAAGGAATAAAAATGGCTAAATATAAAGAAAACATCTCCGACTATAAGAGTGATAATTTAAAATATAAAGATTTTCAACGAGTCGGCAATGTAATTTTCAATAAAAATAGTGCGAATAAAGATGATCAAAACTCTTGGCTAAGAATAAAAGAATACATAAAAACATTAGAGCAAAAATAAAATAAAAGGATAAACTAAATGAAAAGATTTGACGAATACACAACGGAAGAAATGGCACAATGTACAGAGGAAGAATTACAGAATTTAATTGATTTAGAAATTGCTTTTGCTGGGATTAAACCAGTTTTACCAGTATCTAAAACGGAATCAAAGGAAAAGATTGAAGAAATAGTTAAACCTACTGTTGAAGCGTACTGTTGCCATGGAATTACTTTTTTAAATCAAGAAGATGCAATTTTATTTTCTAACATGAAAATAAAAAAACAAACTTACAAATATAATATTGGGGGTAATTATGTTTATCTTCAAGATTACACTCAATATGACAATAAAGGAGTAACTAAAGAATTTTTTTATAACGAAGATGATCTTGAACAAGTGAAAAATCAACTATTAAACATCAAAAAAATAAAAGATAAAATAAATGAACAAAAAAAAGAGTTCGAAAAATTTGTTTCAGATACTGAAGAAATACGAGAAACAGTTTATGATTATTATGATGATGCAATAGAATTTATGCGAGAAGTAAAAAACGCACAAGAAATATATAATAAATATCTATCTCTTGCTTCTGGAGATGAAAAAATAGCTAAAAAATTCATGAAAGATGCTTATGCGGCAAACCTTGAAATATTACATAAAATAATCGGTGATCAGGAATGTGAAGGATAAATCAAATGAACGAAAAAGATATTATCATTAGTAGAGATAAGAAAAATCCTACTTGGGTTTGGGTAGGAAATACCGAATCAGAAGTTAAAGAAAAAAAATGTAAAAGAATTTTATTAGATTTTTATGCGGGAGGATGTGTTTGCGTCGGAGACATTTACGATGAAAATTATATAAATAATTTAAATTATGCAGCATTCTCTTAGCCTTACTACGAGATAATCAAAGAGTCAACCGATAGACCTTTCAAAGATGAGAAAGAATTCTGCGAATGGCTTAGGAAGACTGGAAGAACAGATATGAGATTTTGTGATAAAAATAATCATAATAGCTTTGGAACAATACTAACAAGCAATCCAGATTTTAAACATTTTTTTAAATATATGGTCTGGTTCGACGACTTGTCGTCAATCGGAATTAAAGAATAGTAAAATAAAAAAGCCCTCTTTATGAGGGCTTCAAAAGTGGAGATTAGCGTGGGACTAATCAAGAGGTTAACAATAACAATATATCGCTATATCCATTTTTTGTAAAGCAAATTATCTAGCTATAAAAATTGTCTTTGGTTTTGTCCCCGTATATTCTTGCATACAATCCACTGACTCTTCCTCTATCAATGATTTTAAAATATCATCTCGTTTTTGACTTGATAAACTTCTTGTTGATGCTACAATTTTAGCCTTGGTTATCCCTTTTTCTCCTGAAAGTCTAATCGTGTTTAAAATCTTTTTAAGTTCAGCTTCGTGAGCGTTTTTACTTAAATTATCATCAATATTTTGTATCATATTATCTGCTAAAAATTCTACTAGTGCCGAAGCATATTCATAGATGTTCTCGCTGATAACTGGCCTTTCATAATCGCACCCACCAGCTAAAATCAAAGCTACCTGTTCGACCTGTTGAGCTGTACGACAATATAAAGATCCTTCGCGTCTTCCGCTTTTTTGTAAATCTACTCTTTTCCTATCAATTTTTTGATCAAATTCAATCATCATTTCACGGGCTTTATCTGTATATGGGACTACTCTTGGCCTACATTCCCACGAACCGCCTTTCCCATCTTGATTTAAGGCTGTTGATGTTGTCCAGAACCTTATCTGAGTAATCAGGCTATCTGGAGGGTTGAAAGACTCAAAATCATATTTTTTAACAACATTTCTTTCTCCTTCAAAAACTAGCATTCGTGACAAAAATCCGTCTGTTACATTCTCGACTTGTAGAGCTGAAAAAAGATTATCTGGGACCGTTGTACCATACACGCAAGCATTCGGTTGCTCAATCGGTGTCGCTGCATCCATTCTTTCTTTGTCTGCATAAATCTTGCTATAAAATGGGCCTGTGCAACTGCTATATAGCTTCATCAATACTGTTGGGATTGCTTGTAAATGAGATGGCGCTTGACTGCCATTATTGATTGTAGCAAGGAATTTTCCGAACTCATCCAATAAAAAAATACAACTTGGCTCTATTTGCAGATATGAGAAAATAGCAGCATCGGACGCAATATCTTCAACAGCACAACGCTGTAAAACTCCGGCTTCATGGAACACTTTTCTGATTGCTTGGCGCGCTGCCTCTTTACCTTCACCAGAATCCGCAACGCCTAAACAATAAATATTTGTTCGGTTGTTACTCTTTGTCCTTATCTGTCGTCCCATTATGCAGCCACAAGCCGCCAGAGAAGCTCCCAGGGCTAATATAGGCTGCTCTTTAATGCTTTGGCTGTTGATATAGTCTATCAGATCACCAACAAGCCCAGGCGCCCTAATTAAGTGT